TACGCTTACGCAGGCGACTTCCAGAACGCTTTCAAGTGGGGCTATGCAGACATCATCAACTTCGATGTTATCGAGTATGGTGATCCAGATAACACAGCTGCAGACCTTAAGGGATACAATCAGGTTTATCTCCGTGCAGAAGCATGGATCGGTTGGGCTATTCTTGACGGAAGTGCTTTCGCGAGAATAGAGTCCTCTGAGTCCTAATGCGTTACCGTAACGTTAAGACCGGAGCAATCGTAAATGTCGACTCCGAGCTTGGTGGTTTGTGGATTTCCGTTGATGCCAAGAAGCCTGAAAAGGCTACACCGGCACCAACGGTGCCAACAGCCGAGTCCGTGGAAGAGATTAAGAAAACTCCGGTACGGAAAAGAACCACAAAGACTAATACTAAGTAATTCGAGGGTTTAACGATGTCAGACTATGCAACAATTCAAGACGCTATCAATCTCAAAAGACCTCTCACCTCTGAAGAGCAGACCAGAGCAGGATATCTCATCCCGATCATTAGTAATCTAATCAGAGTTGAGGCGCAGAGATCAGGCAGAGATTACGATCAAATGATCGTTGATACACCTATCCTTGCGGATGTGGCGAAGAGCGTAACCTGCGATGTCTTAATCCGTGAGTTGAACACTCCCGGTACTCAGTTACCTGCTACCTCATATAGTGAGAGCGCAGGTGGAGTGTCGCAGTCGTACAGTCTGCCCAATTCAAGCGGAGCAATCAAGCTCTGGCCTTCTGATCTCAAAGCACTGGGATTGAGGGTTCAGAAGATAGATGCTCTTAACCTTATGAAGAAAAGGGGGTGCTGATATGCTTCCTTCATGGTGTAGCCAGACGCTAACTATAGTTAAGCCAGGGACGACCACTTCAAGAGGTTCTACTGTATATGACTGGGAACACCCTGTATCAAGCACTGATATAGCCGACTGCTCCGTTCAGCCTGCATCGACAGGACTGTCGCAGGATGGTCGAGTTCTGGGGATCTACGACGGGTGGACAGCTTATATTCCAGATGGGACGGATGTCAAAGCAGGTGATCACATCGAATTCGAGGGTGAGACCTATGCTATAAACGGCGAGCCTCGAAAGTGGACAGGTCCGTCTAGGACTTCTCACATTCAGCTTAACCTCGTCAGATGGGAGGGTTGATTTATGGCCAACAATGTTCGTATCGAATGGAATGATACAGGATTTGTCGAGATACTCCAGTCGGAAGGTGTAAGAGAATTGGTTCTTTCGCAAGCTGAGCGAATCGCAACAACAGCGACAGCTAATGTCACGGAACCATCTGAAGGCTATACGGCTAACGCAGTCAAGAAGCCGACCAGATGGGTCGCCGGTGTAGCTACGACCGATGAGGCGAGTGTGAGAGCTGAATCCGAAAATAAAGCATTGAGCAGGGCGGTGTGACATGGAAATACTCAGAAGCATTGATATAGAATACATCGTCAGACTCGCTTTGGCTGATTACTTCGTCGTCTATTGCAGACCGCTTCCTGCGAAGTTCAAAGTTCCATGTATTGAAGTCCAGAGAGTCGGTGGCTCTGATAAGAACACCATCGACTCATTTGACATCGTTCTCGATGCCAGAGCTGAGACCGAAGAGAAAGCAGACGAACTTCTGAGAAACGCGATCGGCGTATTGAAGAAGATATCAGACGATCAAACGACTGCTATCAGAATGGTGACAGTTAATTCTTCAGGTTCATGGGGTACTGATCCCGTGAGACCTGACCTCGCGATGTGCTCTGCGAGGTTAAATATTATCGCACATCAAGAAAAAAAGATAATAAATAGGAGGTAAAAAAAATGGCAGCAAATGAAGTAATGCTCGGAGGCGGCTACGCTTCCGGTATGTTCTACACGGCTCCGGCCGGAACTGCAATTCCTGCTCCCGGTGCTTTGCTCACCAATTGGACAGAAGTCGGAGACGTAGATGAAGACGGTATCTCGTTCACACCTCGCGACTCTTCCACGCTCAAAAACTGGGCTGGTCAGCCGAAGAGAGTTCTCCCAGGCACTGATCCTGGCACCATCAAGGCTAACATCATGGATATGACTGAGACAGTTCTCAAGACTGTGTTCGGTTCTTCTAATGTTGAAAAGACGGCTGCGACAGCAGGTCATGGTAATCAGCTTAAGGTCGCACTTGACAGTAAGCCCGCTCCTGCTGCTTTCCTTTTCGTAATGAATGACGGCGACAGAATGACTCATGTAGGTGCTACAGACGGACTCATCTCCGAGCTCGGAGACATTTCCTACAAAGGAAGTGAGGCAGTCCTATTGAACATCACAGTTCAGGGCGACTGGGTACAGATTACAGACGATGGCGACATCGAAGAGTCCTAAATAAGAAGGGAGATTCAAAAAAATGGCTGAGGTAATTCTTAAGAAAAAACAAATTGAAGTATTGAAGGCAACTATCGGAGACGAGACCTATTCAATTCCACTCGCTACAAGTGTTCCATATTTGATACTCAAGAACATGAGAACGGACGAGAAGGTCATTGAGTTCTTCAAGGAATATATTCCCGAGGATGTCTTCAACGGACTTCTCACTGATGAGATCATGCAGCTTGTCAAGGCATGGAAGGATGCTACGCTGGAAGCGACAGGTGCATCAGTGGGGGAATCTTAAGCCTCCGAAGGTTCATTGAAGAACATCGTGAGGCGATTAACCATGACTTGATTTCTTCAGCCGGAATCGAGATAGGCGATATCGGAGGCTCCCTAAGTTGGGGAGCCTTTGGTTCGTTTGTCAAGCATCTTTCGGTGGACTCGGCGTTGTTTCGAGAACTTCACCCGGAAGTAGAAGACTGGGGAACAAGACTAAGAACAAACATCATACTTGCCGACATCTTCGATGTGTTGGCTCAAATAAATTCGAATTTAATCGCAGGCTTCAGCCACAAGAAGAGCAAGAAGCCTGAAAGATACACACGGCCTTGGGCTAAGAAGAAGTTCAAGAAGATAGGCTCGGCCGTAAAAAGGAACGAACTCCATGCTTGGATGGAAATGAAACGAAGGGAGGCGAATATAAATCATGGCAAATGAAGTAGCAAGAGCATATGTCTTGATCGTACCTTCAATGGAAGGCGCTAGAGGCGCCATCAGCGAAGAACTGACAGGCGCAGGTGAAGAAGCAGGAAGGTCTGCCGGTTCTCAAGCAGGGAATTCCTTCGGAACTTCATTCGGAGGCGTGCTGAGGACCACAGGCGCGATAGTAGCTGGTGTCACAGGTGCCATGGCGGCAGGTGTTGCCGCGGGTACCGGTGCGCTAGTCTCGTTCACTAGTAGTGGTGCTGCATACGCTGACGAAGTTCTGACTATGAGTACAAATACTCATATAGCCACAGACGAACTACAGGCATATATGTATGCCGCAGAACTTGTCGACGTCTCCACAGAGACGATGACGAGCTCCATGGCGAGGAACATCCGTTCCATGAACAGCGCGGCAGAAGGTACCGGAGAGGTCGCGGAAGCATACGAGGCTCTCGGTATCTCGGTCACAGATGCAGACGGGAATCTTCGAGACTCACAGGAAGTCTATTGGCAAGCCATCGATGCTCTGGGCGAGATAGACGATGCTACACAGAGAGATGCGCTCTCGATGACTCTCTTTGGTCGTGGAGCTCAGGATCTCAACAGTTTGATCGCTGTCGGTTCCGAGGGCATGGCTGAATATGCTGCACAGGCAGGAGAAGCAGGTGCGATACTAAGTGAAGACGCGCTCGGAGCTTTCGGAGAATTTGACAACGTTCTGCAGCAGGTCGACTCCGGAGTCTCGGCGGCAAAAAATGCGCTCGGAACAGTTCTTCTCCCAGTGCTGACTCAGCTCGGTGGCGAGGGTGTCGGACTTCTCGGAGAATTCACGAACGGCATTCTCGCGGCAAATGGCGACATGGACATGATCGCACAGACCATTGAAGGTCTGCTTCCGCAGGTCGAAGGTCTGATCAATGAATTTTTGCCTACAATCATTTCACTCGGAGGCTCGGTCGTCTCCACTCTGATCGCGGCCGTTCTCAGCAATCTTGGATTAATCCTTAGTACGGCCGGAGAGCTCCTCATGACTCTCTGCACAGGTATCTTGCAGCAGCTCCCTTCCTTGGCTCCAATAGCGGCAGATCTGGTCGTCGGCTTGGTTGAATTCATCTTGACCAATCTACCTTTGATAATTGATTCAGCAATTCAGATAATAGTCGCTGTCGTCAACGGCATTAGTATGGCGCTTCCAAGGCTTATCCCTGCAGCGGTATCTGCCGTTACGCAGGTGGCCACAGCACTGATTGACAGCATCGACCTCATCATCCCCGCGGCAATCGAACTGTGTTTAGCTGTTGGTCTGGGTATGGTAGCAGCCATACCAGATATGATAGCTATGCTCCCACAGATCGGCTGGGCTATCGTGACCGAGCTCGTCGCGCTTGGACCTGCCTTGTCGGAAGCGGCGAGTACTTGGGGCGCAGATTTAATTCAGAGCTTCGTTGACGGAATCTCTGGTGGCATCGGCAGAGTTCGTGACGCTGTCATCAATATAGCCGATGAAGTTCGCGCTTACCTTGGCTTTTCGGAGCCTGAAAGGGGACCTCTGTCGAACTTCCATACCTATATGCCGGATATGTTCGACCTTCTCACAGAAGGTGTCGAAGATGGTACTCCCGGATTCGAGGCAACATTGAACAGGACACTGTCAATGCCGACTCTTGGCGGGGCTGCTGCTCTTGCTGAAGGCTACGGTTCATTCGGTGG